GACTCGGTTCGTTGTGCTTGGTAGCGAACTGCTGACGCCTGTAAACTCTATTTCTTTGCAGTCACTTTTTCTCCTAAAAAGAAAAGTCCAAGTATAAAGCGGAAAACCGTATACCGACTCCCATTTAACGTACCAAGTGTCTGTGCCATCAGAGAACTCCATCCAGCGATGATAGCTCACGCAGTTGGTTCCAAGCGTAAACAGATCATCATAGTAAAGCTCGCTCGCAGTACATGGGCATCCGCAAGTAGCATAGTCTGGTCTGTACGAACTCGAATTGATCGCCGTATACAGCATCACGAGTCCGTTGGTCGCTGTGAATGTTGCTGACTCGTCGTTGATATACAGCGATAAGTTTTGCAAATGCAGATCTCGCGTCGGTATAAACTCGTAGCCGATTCCGCCGATGCGTTGATACTCAGTAGCACCGGATGAGTCGCTAGCATCGTAGGTTGGAATCTTTGTAATTGTCGCATCTTCGCTGACGTCAACATCTATTGCACTGAGTGAGTAAGTGTCGTAGCAGGCGTTTCCAGTTGTATCGTTATAGGCTGCGCGAGTGAAACTTAGATCCTTTGATACCGCTGCACTGTTACTTGCTGCTGGATAAACGAATGACCCTGACAGACTCCAAAAGTTCTCTACGCCATAGCTACTTGAGAACTCGCCTCTTGGCATCAATGGACGGCAATGCCTTCTTCCGGTTGAGCCAAGTTGGAAACCTATATTGTCATGCTGGACTTGAGGATCGCCTGGACAGAACACCGGCCCGAAACATGGTGGTAAATTGGTGTTCGGCATAAAAAGAAACAGTGGCCCTCCACTTGGGTAGATTCTATCATCCCTTCGAGTGTCGAGGATCGCATCTATGGTTGCCTGCGATGAAGCGACAACATCACAGGTTCCCGTCACCGAGAGCGAATGACTTATGGTGTAGTTATCGCCATCCAGATCTGGCTCGGCATACGCATACGCCCGCCAATCAACTAGCCTGTCTGAGTGCGTCCACGAGTGGTTTCCGACCTTTGCGATGTATCCATCGAGTGCAGTTGCATCCGCTGTTGTAGCATCCGCATAAGCTGCTGCTGGAACACCTATACCGTATCCACCGACTATTGGATCACTACTGTCATATTCATAATAAGCATGGCCCGCAGCTTTGCGTAAAACCCACGAAATATTACCAGTCCAGAAACTCATATCCAGCGACGCTGAATAGTCATAATCGCAAGCTGGATCGCTGCATCCCCCACTGTTTAAAATTGGCCCAGTTTTGTTTGCTGTTTGAGATGTTGCTCCATTGTTTACGATATAGGATGCTGGGTTCGTAACGGTGTACCACGGGTTCTGAGCGGTCGAATAATCATCTAAGTCTAAATTGCAGTCCTCGGTGATCGGAACATCATCAAGAGAGCTAATCGCCGTACATGCTCGATGGCCGGAGTAAACTTTAATTACTCCGATTTCCACTGGACTTCCGCCGGTTTGAATCGTGATCTGAACAGTAAGACCCCCCGCATCGTGTGGAAGTCTCATAGTGCTTGCTTGGTCTGCTTTGTCCGTACTCGTATCAGACCTCCAAGGTGGCGCACGATATGCGACAACTCTCGATTCCATCGCAGCAGAGTTAAATACTTCCGCGAAGCGGTATGCAGCATAAAAGTCACCGTAAAACGGTCTGGTGATAGTTGTCTTAGTAAGGTTGAAACTATCACGCTCCAGAGTCCTGCAATCGTGCTGAGAGTAGATCAGCGGCCACTGAATGTCATCCGAGACGGTGCTGCCATCCCAAAATGAGCTTGGGGTAACTGGCGGCAGTTCGTTGCTTGCCTGCAAGCAGTCGCCGACCTTGATGAAAAGACCCGGATCGCTGCTGGTCGTCAGTTCGCCGTTATCATCCAGCACCTCAACATCGACCACATAATCTGTGCACCCGATCGGCACATCGATCGTCACCGTAGTATTAGCCGGCACCGTGTTATCAGTCCCGCTGATGCCTGTGACGTAGCTGCCGTTCCACGCGGTATCGCTGTAACTTGCAACGCCACCAACGACAGTCCGAGTTGGAAGCGGTTTAACTTCGATGATCTCGCAGCAGCCAGCAACTTCACAGCAGCATTGCGGATTGCGTCGGTTCATGTGCAGGGTGCCTGAATAGCCTCAAATTCATTACCGCACTGGATGCACCATCCAGTATCGCCGGAAGTCTGATCGCTCATGATAGAAAGCGGATCGAGAAGGTTCACGGTTCCGTAGGTATTTCCCCGTCGATCCTTCAGCGTCACGCTCGTGGCACTCGGTGCAGAGCTTGCTCCGGTGCATTCGTATCGCCAAAGCGTCTGTTCTTGGCCAAGCAAGACAAAAGCCATTTCCGTGGCGTCGTCGAGCGTGTATTGAGACAGGATCTTCGCAAAGCCGCTATAGCTCGTCTTTCCACTCGTGGTAGTCGTTGGATCAACGAATACGTGCGTGTGGCCGGCTGTGATCGCCGCTGTTAGCTTGATGAGACAAAGACCACTGACCACCACCATTCCACGCTCACCGTTCGGGATCGGCTGTGCGCAAACACCAATGGAGTCGATGGACGTGTGCCAGACTGGACTGCTACCGGCAAAGCCAACGGATTGCAAAGAGTCGAAAGAGCTTGTTGTCGCCCCATCGAACGCACCTACTGCCAGCAGTTCGCCGATGTCGCGGTTTGCTCCGCTGTTGTTGACGACTTCGACCATCGACCGATGCAGCCCAGCACCACCAACGCTAAAGCCAGACGACTCCGATGGAAGTCTGTCTATAACGCGGTTCATGAATGCAGCGGTGATCGGATCACCAGGCTGGACTTTGAGATCCATTCTTACACTCCAATGTAAAGCAAGGAGTGATCAGCCTCGCCGTAGATCCGGTTCACGTATGCAGCTCGTGGAGCACTCTGCTGTAGTCCAGTTGTCGCGTCTTTATCGTTTTTGAACGAGAACCAGATATAGTCGTGGCCTTTCTTGGTGATACCAGTGATGCTTCCGATGGTGAGACCGGTGACGTTCTTTGATGCCAGAAAGCTAAACGTGAGACTCGGATCGTCTGCGATGATGTCACCAGTTGCACCAGTAAAAAGAAGCTCGCCGGCTGCAAACTGGCCGAATGCGGTTGCATTGTTGACGGTTCCAGTTAGTTCCGAGATCACCTGAGCGTATGCCATGACGCCGCCTACAGATGCAATATTGGCGGTTTTTATTTTTGCACGCAGTGAAATTTTTAGAGCTGGGATAATTCTTTGCACGCCCTGCGGTCTGTTGTCCTGTACGTCTATGGCATTGTTCATGCCAGGCGCACTTTCACCGGTCGCGACATATTTTGCTTCAGCATACGCATACGTCTGCATCACCTGACCGCCGCTGGTGTCGATCGAGATTGTGTATTGCCCTGGCTCTGGTTCTCTTTGCCGATATTCAGCTGTGAAGTCCCATACTTCGTCGGCAACCCTTTCTCTCGAAAGCGACGACATGCCGAGACCGTCATAGATGTTATCTATCGGCCCGCCAACTACCAGCGAACTGAGTCCAAGATTTCTGAGTGCAGTTCTCCCGACTGTAGGATCGGATGAGCCGGTGACTCGCCAAGTAATGAATGCTGAACTGCTGCCAGACGAATCCGACCCTTCGCGTGATGCGATTTCCCTTACAGTTACTCCATTGTTCGTGTATACCGGCCCACCTGTAAAAGACGGTAAAGCACTAGGCAGAGTCGATGGTGTGTATAGATCTGTCGCCATTATGCAATATCTCCGACAAATACAGCCGGCCCCTGAGCTTTGGCCCTTCTAGTATTCCGCTCAACTTTTTGTATCAAACGGTTTAATATTCTTTGCTCTTTCAATAGTGCTGGGTCTGTGACTTTCTGCATCGCTGGCGCGCGACCTATAACGGATGCACCGAAAGCTGAGAATGTGCCGGTTTGACCGACGACTCCACCCATTCCGGCGAGTGCCGTTTCATCGCCAGCACTCGTCGGCGTCATAGACAAGAAGTCAGTGAACCGTTTGTTGGTGTCACGTATTGCTTTTCGATATTCTTTGGTGATGTCGATCGCTTTCTTTTCTTCGTCGTTCTTTTCTTCGGCGGTTTCGGTCGAAGATTCAGTCGCTGCATTTTCTGCATATTCTTTTTTGTTGATGTTGTCGAGTTCTTCCAATAGTTGAACCCGTCGCCCATCACGCATTTCTTGCTCAAAATCACGCTGCTGATTTCTTTGCTGCCTTCTCCTTCGGACTTCTTCATACATTTCTCGCCCGAACGCTCGCATGTCCTGAACTGCATCGGTCAAACCAAGGTTTTTTGTCGCAAACCTTGCACCAGGATCTGTTTCTTTCAGTGCGACTGGATCACCTATCACTCTAACGTCTGGATCTGAAAAAAACTTGAGAGCCGATTGATACATCGTGTTATAGTTTCGCTCATACCCTTGCAGCAGTCTGTCAAATAGATCTGCCAAACCTCTTATTAGATATGCAATATCACCAGCAATATTTGACGTGGTATCTAAAGCAAAATCCCAAAATCCTACCCAAGCTGATTTCATCTCATCGGTAAGATCGAACCAAGCCAGTTCAAGCATCGCAGTCAATGCTTTCCATGCTGTCTCTATATCGCCCGCTGATAGTGCTTTGATAATAGTTTTAATTGATTGCTGAATAGTTGCGACCAACGGGCCGAACCGTTCCTGAAGTGCAGCGATCGCCATGCCCCCGATTTCAGTGTATTTAAGAATTCCGAAACCGAGCGCAGAAACTCCGGCGAGAACCAAAGCAATAGGGTTTAGCAGTAATCCAATGCCTTTTGCCATGACTCCGAATGCTATTCCACCGGCAGTTATCACTCCACCTAAACCAACGAGAGCGACCCCCAGCCCAGCGACAGCGACCATACCCAAACCCAAGACGCGAACCATCTCTGAGTTTTGCTTTACAAATTCTTTGACCGAATTGACACCGATTTTTAGCTTTGCGAGTAATTCAGCCATAGGATCAAGCAATGGCTGACCCAAAGCAACCGCTACATCGAATAACAATGCTTTGAGTCCTTTTAGCTGATTCGCAAAACTTCCGCTCGTTCGTATTGCGTCACCTTGAGCGGCAGTCGTGCCTCGCATGATGATCGTAAGTCTCGCCTGAGCTTTTTGTGCTTCCGTTGCTGTTTTTGGATCTAGTCCGTCATTCAAGAGTTTCTGGTTGACAGCAGTTTGAGACAAAATGACGCCATATTTTTTCATCACCTCACCGCTGCCAGTCATAGCAGCCATCAAATCCTCAAACGCCTTGTCTGGGTTCATGTTGTTGAACGATGCAAGGTCGATAGCCAATGCTGATAGTTCTTTGCTCATTTCTTTTGCGACATTTGGTGCGACGCCCATAGGCACGAGCAAGTCCTGCATACTTGCAAGCATGGCCATCATGCTTTGCTCACTAACTCCCATCGCTGTCGCAGTCGATGCTCCCCACTTTTGAATATCCGATGCAGCTTCACCGAATACCGTCGAAAACTTGCCCATAGTTTCCTGCATCTCAGATCCAGCACGCAGAGCCAATGCGAGCGGAGCTGCCATCGCTGTCGATATAGCACCGCCCAGTTTCATAATGCTTTGGCCATGACTTCTGAGCGAGTTAGAAAGACGCATCAGATCGTTTTGAACGCCTTTTGCACCAGCAGCGATTCGATTGCGAATCCCGATCTCAACAAACGCATTTCCGGCTTTGATGTTCTTTGTTGCCATTTAGCTACCTATCACGTTTGCCCAAGGTGAAAGAATATTTCCTTTCTCTGCTTCGATCTGCAAAGCCGGCGACATAAATGGCCGCTCTTTGTAGTTCGCTGCTCGAATTCTTCTTTTTTGCCCTGGACGCAATCTCCGTCGCAAATCTCGTCTATACCACTTCCCATCCGTAAATGATTGCGTCTCGTGTATTCTTACCTGACTGCCGAACTCAAGAATACTCGGAACGGTTTTTGAACCGAGATCCGTTGTGTTTACCTGGTTGAGCTTTACCGGCCCGACGATTCCGCTTTCCGTTCTTATGTCGTAAGCAAATAGAATCGTTTTGAGTCCGAGATCCCTTGAATGCACGCTCGGAGGATTTCCAGGCTGCGAGACACGCTTTCTACGACGAAGCAGAGACCTCGCACGTGTTCTGACAAATGCAAGAGAGCGACTAATAGATCGCAATTTCTGCCGGTCGATGGATTGCTGAACGACTTTTCTGTCGAAAAAAAAGTCCTTCATCTGAAAGGTGATTCTAAACGTTCCTGCCATTTTCTTTTGCCAATAGTTCTCGGTAAATTTTTGCAGGATCAGCTTGGTTTTTCACTTTAGAGACTCGCATCGGGTGAAAGTCATCTCGTGAAAATTTACCCTGTGCATTCAAGTTAGCTTGCATGGAAAGCAATTCCGCAGTGTGATCCCATTGTGATCTCACTCTGCTTTCTGCTGCATAGTCAAGCTCGCGGATCGTGAACTCCCAAGGATCAAGACCAGATAAAGATGCCAGCTCCGCTACCCATTGCCATCTTCTCCAAGCATCATTTTTTCCATTTCTTTCGTC